ACCTAGAACGTCGCTGGCAATGTCGATCTTAGCCCGAAGGGCGTCGAGGATCTTTTCATCTATGGTTCCATCCGCCACGAAGTCGATGTATGTCACCGATTTTTCCTGGCCGATACGATGCGCCCTGTCTTCGGATTGCAGGCGCGTCTCCAGATCATAGCCGTTGGCGTAGTAGATCACCGTATTTGCGGCGGTCAGCGTTAAGCCAAAGCCACCGGTTCTAGGCGTTCCCACAAAAAATCGAAGCGGAGACGTTTGATCTTGGAAAAGATCAACTGTATTCTGGCGCTCATCTTGGGGCGTACCACCAAAAAAGGGTGCCGCCGATTCGGGCCCGAACCGGCGGCGCAAAGCATCGGTAATCTCTTGGACGTTGTGGACCCACGCTGCCCAGATGATTACCTTGCCTTGTATCTCTTCAACCGTATCCAGAAGTTCAGTGAGACGGTTGTTGGGGAGGGGTTTAAGGCCATCTTCGTCAGAAGGCAAAAACCCGCACACAATTTGTTGAAGTCGCATGATCTGTGTGAGGACAGAAGTTGTTGTTGCTAACTCCCCCGCCTCAATTTCAGCCAGCGCAAACTTTTTCATTTCCTTATAGACACGCTTTTGCTCGTCCGTTAGCTGCACACTGCGCCGCATGTAGATTTTGTCGGGCAGATCCAGACATTCCTCTTTCAGAATTCGATGCGAAAACTTTTCCAGTTTTTCGCCTAGCTCATCCAACCGGCGATAGCCTTTGATTTCTTGAAAGCTGTGACGTCCCAGAGTACGCCGCTGGATCACCGCATAGCGGGCCTGGAAGCCGTAGTAGCTTTTATGCCCCAGCGCCGCATGTTCCAAGAACTCGCATTGGCTGAACAAATCCATTGGCGACTTTGTGATTGGGGAACCTGTCAGGATGCGCCGGTACTTGGCAAGTTGACCACATTTAACGATGTTAGAGGTCCGCGCCGCCTTCCTATTTTTAATCGTAGTGCTTTCGTCCACGATCACCAGATTGTCTGGATGGTTTTCCAGATAGAGAAACGCGGCTGTCGCTCCCTTCTTCGTAGAGAGCGCCTCGACGTTCATTACCAGAATGCGTAACCGTGCGTCTGTGCGGCGCACCAGTTCCGTCATCTGCTCACGAAACCCTTTGGTGAAGTTGGGTTGCCAGCGCACGATCAAGGTATCGATACGATCTGGCATATGAACCGGGATCTCCCGGAAGATCCAGTTGTCGTACACCCCCTTTGGTGCAATGATGAGAACGGCATTTATCTTGCCAGACTCATAAAGCGCGGCGGCATTGTCCAGCGCAATTTTTGTTTTACCGGTTCCCATTTCAAGAAACCAAGCATGAGAGGTGCGCTGCCAGGATTCCTCAAACACAGAACGCTGATGGTCGTAAGGCTCTGTCTTGAAGATGTAGGACATCCAGAAATTCTCCGCTTGACACTGGGAAGGTATACGATATTATCTGCTTACTGTAAAGGGTCAACAGCCCTTGGATCACGAAAGACGGAGAACGAATATGGATTCAGTTGACGATATTCTCGCGGAAATGGAATCAGACTCAGCGTCTGACGAAAGTTCGCTAGATAGTTTGAACTCCCAAAAATCTCAAAGTATGCGTTCAATGGCCGAGATAGCTCGTGCCATTAGGAACAAGGAAGCCGAGATTGGCGACCTTGAAGAGCTTCTCAAATCAAAAAAGGAAGAGCTTCGGCGTAAGTCTGAAGAAGAGCTTCCTTCGATGATGGCCGAATTGGGCGTGAACAGCTTTGAGCTTGATGATGGCTCTAAGGTGACAGTCCGGGACTTATATGGCGGCTACATTTCGAAGCCCAATCGTGACTCTGCTTACGAATGGCTCAGAGAGAACGACTACGACGACATCATCAAAAACACCATAGCCATTCAGTTTGGCCGTGGCGAGGATCAGGAGGCCGAAAAGTACCTCAAAATTCTGGAGGGGCACGGCCTTCTACCCGAGCAAAATACATCCATCCACCCAAGCACCTTGAAGGCGTGGGTGAAAGAGCGAATGGAAAATGGGGATCAATTTCCCATGGATCTGTTTGGAGCATTTGTCGGCCAGAGGGCCGTTGTCAAAAGGAGCCGCTAATGGCTAAGACCCCTGCGAAGAAGAAAACTAACGGCAGCGCCGTTGCCGTACTAGACGAAACCATGTTCGAGGCCGACGCCGGTAAAGGGTTGGAGAACATCGGAGCCGAAGATCTGGCTCTGCCCTTTCTCAAAGTCCTCTCCCGACAGGACCCCGTTTTGGATGATCTGGATGCTAAAGCTGGTGACATCTACAATACCGTCACCAACGAAGTCTTTTCCGGAAAAGAAGGTGTACTAGTCATACCTTGCGCCTTCCAGAAGCGTTTCATTCAGTGGGCTCCCCGAGGCGGGGGTTCCGGCGCTCCTTTGGGAATTTTCGGTCCCGGAGAAGCGCGGCCCGCAACGGAACGCTCCACTGAAGACAACAAGGACTACGTTGTCGGCGGCACGGGCGATTATATAGAGCAGACCGCACAACATTATGTCTTGCTCTTGTCCGGTGAAGGCTCTGAACGGGCTCTCGTTGCCATGAAATCCACCCAGCTAAAGAAAAGCCGTAAGTGGATGTCGATGATCCTGTCTCGACAGATGCAGGGTAAAAACGGGCCCTTCGTTCCTCCAATGTTCAGCCATGTCTATCGGTTGACTACCGTCAGTCAGGAAAACAGCAAGGGTAGCTGGCACGGCTGGGAGGTAGCCCTCGACGGTCAGGTCCGGGACCTCAACCTGTACCATGCGGCTAAGGTGTTTGGTGACTCAGTTGATAGTGGAAACATCGAAGTCCGACATCAGCAAGAAGGTTCTTCTGAATCCCTGGATGATAGCATCCCATTCTAAACTGACGTGGCGGGGCTTGTCCCCGCCACTTCTTTCAGGGGGGATGAAATGTCCAACAGCGAAAAATTCGCGGCAATTTTTGACGGCCTAGCAGACGCCTACGGAACCTACAGGGTTGATCGCAAACAGGCTAACGGCAAGAACGTAGGATACACGCAGGTTCATCACGAACCACGGACCACGGCTCATTGGGACCGGCACCTTGCCGGTCAGGGGGAGGCCCTGGGGATTATCCCCATTAACCGGGATAACGCCTGCAAATGGGGAGCCATCGATATTGATGTTTACCCTATTGAACACAAAGCTCTTGTCGATAAAATCCGAAAGCACAAACTACCGTTTATTTGTTTCCGTTCGAAATCCGGCGGCGCTCATCTGTCTTTGTTTTCGACAGAATGGATGCCCGCACGGGAGATGCGCGACACCTTAACGAGATTAATGGCGGCGCTTGGTTACAGTGCCGACACAGAAATTTTTCCCAAACAGATTAAGCTCCACGCCAATGATACCGGAAATTACCTGACCGTTCCGTATTTCGACGCCGAGGAGGGACTGCGCTATGCCTTCATGGACGATGGTACGGCAGCAACCCTGGAACAATTTTTTGAATTACATGAAGAGCATGTTCAAACTCCTGAGCAAATCCTTGCTCTGTCCCTGGAGGAAGAAGTAGAGGGTCTATCGGAAGGACCTCCGTGCCTTCAATTTCTTTGTCACCAGGGGTTCCCCGAGGGAACGCGCAACAACGGCTTATTCAATCTAGGCGTCTATTTGCGTAAGGCATATCCAGATGATTGGGAAACACAAATCCTGACTTTCAACATGCAGTACATGGACCCGCCTCTGCCTCTCAACGAAGTGAACATTGTTGCCAAGCAGCTACGGCGGAAGGACTACACTTATAAGTGCCGGGACATGCCAATCGTGTCTCATTGCAATCGTGACGTATGCCGAACCCGAAAGCACGGCATTGGCGGGGGCCCTACAGCTACCGTAGCGAACTTGAGGAAGTATGATTCCGACCCACCGGTTTGGTTTTTAGACGTGAACGGAGTTCCCGTGGAACTCGACACTGATGCTTTGATGAACCAGAACTCGTTTCAAAAAGCCTGTGTGGAACAGATCAACTTCTTTCCTCAGACGGCCACGAAGCCAATCTGGGAAGGCCGCATGAACGCTCTCCTGTCTGAAATGATTACGATGGAAGGCAGCATCATCGAAGTGTCCAAGGACAGTAGCGTCAACGGTCAGTTCTACGACCTCCTGGAAGAGTTTTGCACGTCCATGCAAACCGCGAACGACATGGAGGAGATCCTCCTACGCCGCCCATGGACCGACGAAGAGAAGAAGCGCACCCTTTTCCGGCTGAAAGATCTATCCGGCCATTTAAGGAAGAACAGGTTTTTTGAATACAAACCAAATGTCATTAGCCAGCGTCTGCGGGACATAGGGGGAGAGCCTCTCCAAATAAGGATTAAAAACAAGCCTACTCGCGTATGGGCGGTCCCCTCCTTTGATGTTGTCGAAGTCGAAGTATCTACGCCCGACTTTGGCGACCAAGATGCGCCCCCGTTCTGATGATTAAAGCTGACGGTTTTGATAACGCCATACTTGGCGTCACAACGCTGCCAGACGGGACCGAGGTGATGGTCTACGACAAGAGGCGGTGCATACAGATCATCATGTTTACGCTGGGCTTTGACTACAACGAATCTATCGGGTTCTTTGAGTTCAACATCCGACTTCCGGACCTGGGGGAATCCGCTCCGCTATACGTCGAGCCCTATTTCGAAGAGGACTACGACGACGAGCCTATGGAAAAGGAAAACTGATGTTTCGAGTATTTGGGCCCCCGGGCACCGGTAAAACCACCACGCTTTTAAACATGGTGGACAAGGAGCTAGACGCTGGTACGCCGCCCGAGAGAATTGCCTTCCTGGCATTCACCCGAAAGGCTGCTTATGAGGCACGGGATCGCGCCGCAGTCAGATTCAATCTGGACCCCAAAAAACAACTGCCTTATTTCCGAACCATTCACAGTTTGTGTCTGTTGATCCTGGGGCTGCGGACAGAGCAAATCCTCAAGGCGGCGGACCTGAAGGAATTTGCCAACCGCATTGGCATTGATGTCTCGACCACTATTGAAGAGGAGGAGGAAGCGTTCAAACCAGACCATCCCGTCTTGCAGCTTCTCCATCTGTCGCGTACCCGGAAAACCCCTTTGCGCGAGGAGTACAATAGAAACCACACGCTTCTCCACGGTTGGGAGGAGGTGGACTATATCACCCGAGCATATAAAGAATATAAAGACACTAACGGCCTTTACGATTTCACCGACATGCTGGAGAACTTCGTGCAGCACGGGCGGACAACGTGCCCGGAGTTTGAGATTTGTTTTCTGGATGAGGCCCAGGACCTGACGCCGCTACAATGGGACATTGCCCATTTGCTGGATAAGAAGAGCAACCGAATGTGGTGCGCTGGCGACGATGATCAGGCTATTTATAAATGGGCGGGAGCCGACGTGGATCAATTCATAAATCTTCCAGGAGGCAGCGAGACCCTTGAGCAGTCCTACAGGATACCCTCCTCCGTTCACGACGTAGCGATGAATATTGCACACCGCATCCACAAGCGGTATCCAAAGGTCTATCGTCCACGAGAAGAGCGGGGGCTGGTCCGCCGCATCCGGGACATCAACGATCTTGATCTATCCGAAGGTTCCTGGCTGATCCTCGCTCAGGCCAGATACATGCTGCATCAAACCTATCCAGATCTGAAGTCGGCAGGCTACCTGTTCGATAAACAAGGGCGAAGTTCAATAGGCGCAAAGCTCTCCACTGCCGTCAATTCCTGGGAGCAACTCAGGAATGGTAAAAGCATTGCGCTGGATTCAGCCAAGACCATGTACGGCTTCATGTCCTCCGGCACCCGCGTCGAGCGAGGCTTCAAGAAAATTCAAGCGGAGGAGGAGGCCCTCTTTACGCTGCCGTCTTTGCAAAAAGACCACGGGCTTCTGGCCTGCGGAGATATGATCTGGCACGAGGCCCTGGATAAAATTCCTGACGCTGAACGTGCCTACATAGTTGCCCTCCTCCGTAGAGGAGAGAAGTTCAATGCCCCGCCCCGTATCACAGTGTCCACGATCCACGGCGCAAAAGGCGGCGAGGCCGACAACGTCGTCTTGATGACTGACCTTACTGCGGCTGCGGACAACGAACGTCAAATCGAACCTGACAATCTCAACCGCGTATTTTATGTCGGGGTCACGAGGACGCGACAGAAGCTCTACATCGTGGAACCCGAAAACACATACAGGAGCTTCGAAATATGAAACGCGGGAAAGTTCTACAAACGGCGTTTAAATTAATTTTTGGCCCACGGTCCGAGAAGTACGGACCGCCGCTCACGAACCATCAACGAATTGCCGCTGGATGGTCCGTTATTTTTGAACAAGATGTTACGCCTTCACAGGTTGTTAAAGCCTTGATATGGCTTAAACTAGCGAGACTCGTCTATGGAAACGATGAAGACAGTTGGGTGGACATTGCGGGTTATGCAGCAATTGGTAGTGAAGTAGCGGATGACGAATAAATTACAGATGGCAATGTTCCCTCCAGTTTCCGAGTGGCTTCCCCCCGACACGTTTCCCGACATAACGGATGCAAAAGAAATTGCAATCGATGTCGAGACCCGAGACCCGGACCTCAAGACCCACGGTGCCGGTTGGGCTAGAAACGTAGGCGAAGTTGTCGGCGTTGCCGTTGCGGTTGACGGCTGGAAGACGTACATCCCCCTGCGCCACCTTGGCGGCGGCAACCTGGACGAACGTGTGGTCAGCAAGTGGCTGAAGCGTGTCTTCGAATGCCCCGCTGACAAGATCATGCATAACGCCCAGTACGATGCCGGTTGGATACGCCGGATGGGCTTTAAGCTAAATGGCCGCATTATCGACACGATGATCACGGCAGGCTTGCTGGACGAAAACAGATTCAGTTACTCGCTCAATGCCCTCGCCTACGACCACCTGGGGAAAGTCAAAAGCGAGAAGACCCTCACGGAAGCCGCACGGGAATTTGGACTGGATCCAAAGGCCGAGCTTTGGAAGCTGCCCGCACACTTTGTCGGGCCCTACGCCGAGACCGACGCCGAACTCACGCTCGAATTGTGGCGAAACTTCGTGCCAAAGTTGAACACCGAGGACCTGTGGGCTGTTCATGCGCTGGAAACGGACCTGTTACCGTGCCTCATCGACATGACCTGGACCGGCGTCAGGGTAGACATTGACCGCGCCGAACGGACCAAGCAAACGCTTCTCAAACGAGAGAAGGCGCTCTTGAGAAAGATTAAAAAGGTCAGCGGCCAGGAGGTCGAGATCTGGGCCGCCGCGTCCATTGCCAAGGCGTTCGATGCGATGAGCGTGACGTACCCTAAAACCGAAAAGGGCAACCCGAGCTTCACCAAGCTGTTTTTGTCAGAGCATCCGGCAGAGATTGCCCAGCTAATTGTCGAAGCCAGGGAGATCAACAAAACCCACTCGACGTTCATCAATACGATACTGCGACACGTCGCCATCGATGGCCGCATTCACGCCCACATTAACCAGCTTCGATCCGACGAAGGCGGTACCGTCTCTGGCCGGATCTCCATGTCCAATCCAAACCTGCAACAGGTCCCGGCGCGTCACGCGCAGCTTGGTCCAATGATCCGCAGCCTGTTCCTACCGGAAGAAGATCAGCAATGGGCCGCAATAGACTTCAGTCAGCAAGAGCCAAGAATCCTGGTCCACTACGCTGCTACATACGGCAAGTGGAAAAAAGAAGATGAGGGGCTTCCCGGCGCAGCGGAATTTGTCGAGGGCTACCGCAACGATCCGGATATGGACTTCCACACAATGGTCGCAGAGATGGCGGACATCTCTCGTTCCCAGGCGAAGACCATAAATCTGGCGATGATGTACGGGATGGGGGTGAACAAGCTCTCACAGCAACTCGACATCTCCCTGGACGAAGCCAAGGACCTGACGAAGCAGTACCATGCGAGAGTGCCCTTCGTTAAGATGTTGACGCAGGGCGTATCGCGCCGCCTGGAAGAC